AGCCTAGCTTTGCTAAGTGGCTGCTCGCTGATGCAGCCCGTAAAACCTGTGGAAGTAAAAACCATAGCAGAGCGTCCACCTATGTATCACCCGCCATTGCCCATGGAAATGCAGTTAACCGACATACAGTTTGAAGTTTTAACCCCGGATATAATGCAAGAGTATTTATTGTCCGTAGAAGAAGGAAACGCCCCGGCAAAGCCCTATTATGCTTTGACAACAAAACAGTACGAAAACTTAGCTATGAACATGGCTGAAATAAAAAGGTACACTAGCAATATTATTGCTGTCGTTAAATTTTATAGAGACTATGATAAGGAGTAAGGTAAGGTATGTTTGATTTTATTATTGAAGTAGTAGGGGTTATATCAGCGGTTGTTTGCGGAGCATCTTTTGTAGCTTCAGTAACAGCTACACCAAAGGATGACGAATTAATTGGTAAGCTGTATAAGATTATTGAAGTTTTAGCCCTTAACGTAGGCCGGGCAAAAATGCTGCCGCCTAACAAAGACTGATGGATCTTATAAAGCTAATTTTTATTGTTTTAGTAGGCTTTAGTGCTTACGGTTTTTTTAACAGTTATCTACCTAAAAAGTTGGTTAAAAAGCCTGTTACTAAAGTACAAGCTATAGCAAAAATTAGAAAAAAAACCACGACAAAAAAGAAAGCAAGCGAATGAAAGAAAATTTAGATGACGCTATAGAAGAAGTCTTACGCCACGAGGGCGGGTATGTTAACCACCCACACGATCCCGGGGGCGCAACAAACCAAGGCATTACCAAAAAAACATACGAGCATTATCTAGAACGAAAAGTGTCTATAGAAGAAATACAAAACATACCTATAGAACACGTTAAAGCTATCTACACCAAAAATTATTGGGGAGCCGTAAAAGGTGATGATCTACCTTCTGGCGTAGACTTTGCCGTTTTTGATTGGTCCGTGAACAGCGGGCCTCGACGCGCCATCAAAGGTTTACAAAAAGTAGTTGGCGCTACTACAGACGGACTTATTGGACCCAACACATTAAAGGCGGTTGCCGCCGAAGACTCTATTAGAGTTATTTCAGAATTGCACAAAGACCGAGAAGAGTTCTACCGAGAGTTAAGTACGTTTAAAACTTTTGGAAGAGGCTGGATACGGCGCAACAATGAAACAAAAACTTACGCACTAAGTTTGGCAGAATCCTAGCTTTTTTTAATTCTATAAGATATATTAAGATTCCATTTGAAAATATAAGATACTTATGGATACAATACAACTTGCTCAATTTGTTCAAAAAACAATTAGAGACAGGAAAGCCCTTGTTTTAGATGTACTGGAAAACAACGGGATTAAATCAATGGAACAGTACAAAGAGCTAATGGGTGAGATGATTGCCCTAAATTATATTTTACAGGAACTCACGGGCCTTTTAGAAAAACAGGAGCAAATAGATGATTGAAGCCGTTAAAAGTGTAGCTGAAGAAGTAGAAAACGTATACGTCAAGCCTGACGAGCGCGTGTTAGACCCGTCATTATTAGATAGTAGCTTACTTGAGCGTATGCCCGCCCCCACAGGTTGGCGAATGCTTATTTTGCCTTATCGCGGGAAAGCCACTTCAGAAGGGGGAATACACATCCCGGATAAAGTATTAGAAGATGGGCAAATACAAACCGTTGTTGGTTATGTTCTGAAACAAGGACCTTTGGCCTATAAGGACAAAGAAAAGTTTCCAGACGGGCCTTGGTGCAACGAAAAAGAGTGGGTAATTTTTGCTCGTTATGCGGGGTCTAGGTTCCGTATTGATGGGGGAGAAGTTCGGATTCTTAACGATGATGAAATCTTAGCCACTATTTCAGACCCTGATGATATTTTAAACTATTAAGGCGGATAATCATGGCGCAAATACAAGAAAACAAATACGAGCCTGATGATGGCATGGTAGACCTTGAGTTTACCGAAGAGGCCACAGAGGTAGAGGTTAGCGAAGGCCCTAAACAGTTTTTAGACCCGGAAGCTTCGGAAGCTTCGGAAGCCCCTGAAATAGAGGCTGTCGAGGAAGAAGTAGACCCGGAAGTAGAAGAATATAGCTCTTCTGTTCAAAAACGCATTGACCGTTTGACCAAAAAAATGCGTCAAGCGGAAAGAGATCGAGAAGAAGCTATTCGTTTTGCTCAACAACAAAAGCAAGAAGCAGAGCAAACAAAGCAAAAAATGCAGCAACTTGACCAAGGCTATATGCAGGAATATGGGGGAAGAATTTCTGTAGAACAGCAACAAGCTGAAGATGCTTTAAGACGTGCGGTAGACTCCGGTGACACTGATGCGACCATTGAAGCACAAAGAAAAATGACGCAATTAGCTGTGGCGCAAGAACGTTACAACAGTGCTAAAAGTCAGCAAGAGCAGTATGTACAGCAGCAAGAGCAGCAGCAGCAACCGCAACCGCAACCGCAACCGCAACCGCAGCAAGCTCCGGACCCTAAAGCAGAAAAGTGGGCGGAAAAAAACAAATGGTTTGGTCAGGACGAAGCAATGACCTTTGCTGCTTTTGGCTTGCATAAAAAAATGGTAGAAGAAGAAGGGTTTGACCCTTTGAGTGATGAGTATTATAGTGAGCTAAATACGCGGATTCAAACATCGTTTCCGCACAAATTTAACGGGGCCAGCAAAAAGACCGCTCAGACTGTCGCTGGCGTTTCCCGCAATACTGGAAATGGGCGCACGAACAAAAAGGTTAGACTCACCCCTAGCCAAGTAACTATTGCTAAACGATTGGGTGTGCCGCTTGAAGAATATGCAAAATACGTGAAGGAGTAATGAAAATGACTGAAGAGACAAAAAAAGGTTTTGAAGGTGTGAATAAAACTTCTCGCGCAAAAAATACTAGGGAGACTACTAAAAGGCGTAAGCCTTGGACTCCCCCGTCTATGTTAGACGCTCCACCTGCCCCCGAGGGGTACAAACACCGTTGGATTCGCGCTGAAGTGAGGGGTTATGATGACCGCCAAAATATTTCAGCAAAATTAAGACAGGGTTATGAACTTGTACGAAGTGACGAGTTTCCAGACTTTGAAGCGCCAGTGGTAGATTCAGGTAGATACGAAGGAGTATTTGGAGTAGGCGGATTAATACTTGCAAGAATTCCTGTTGAAACTGTAGAGGAACGCACGGATTACTTTAACCGTAAACATGCGGACCAAATAGAAGCAGTGGACCATGATTTGTTGCGAGAAAATTCTCATTCGACAATGACGATTGGACAACCCGAACGTCAAAGTCGTGTAACTTTTGGCGGGCCTCGCAAAGAATAATGCGTTGCCCATAGGAGAAAAAAACAATGGCTAATCTAAATGGAAGTTTTGGCCTGCGCCCTTTGAGTAAATTGGGTGGCGGCACTAATTCCACTGGCCTTACAGGCTTTACTCCCTATGAAATTGCTAGTGACAATACTGATAAAATTTACCACGGACAATTGGTTATACCTCTTGCTTCTGGGTACATTGACCACACAGCTAACGCTGCTGGCGGAACAGTAAGTCACCTAGGTGTTTTTCAAGGGTGTCAATATGTCTCAAGCGTCACTGGAAAACCAACTTGGAGCAACTACTGGCCCGGATCTGGGGCAGATAGTGATTTTCCTGTTAAAGCATTTATAAATGACGATCCTAGTCAGTTATATGTGATTGCAACGGATGCTTCATGGACAAGTGAGGCAAATGCTCGCGCAAGTGTCTTTTTAAACGCAAGTCTTTCTACTGGAATAACAGGTGTTGATTCTACCGGCCTTTCTCTTGGTCGTTTAGCTATCTCTACTTTAGCCACAACTAATAGCTTGTCGTTACGAGTTATGGGTTGGACTGAAGATCCTGCTAGTGAAGACTTTGCATCCGCCGGTATCGGCGCAATCGTACGTATAAACAACAGTTTCAATGCACCTACGGGTTCTATTGCGGCTGGTACTGTTTCTACAACCGGCGTATAAGGAGGCTGACAAATGGCTATTTCTCGCGCACAACTAGCAAAAGAGTTAGAACCGGGCCTCAATGCCTTGTTCGGATTGGAGTATGATCGCTATGATAGAGAGCATACTGAAATTTTTGATGAAGAATCTTCAGACCGAGCGTTTGAAGAGGAAGTAATGCTTGCAGGCTTCGGCTCTGCTCCCGTTAAAGGGGAAGGAAGCGCAATATCGTTTGATGACGCACAGGAAACTTACACTGCACGTTATACTCACGAAACTATTGCACTTGCTTTTAGTATTACTGAAGAAGCCATCGAAGATAATTTATATGACAGATTGGCAAGTAGGTATACACGCGCTTTGGCACGTTCTATGTCTCAAACCAAGCAGATAAAAGCAGCGTCTATTTTAAACAACGCTTTTTCTACTGGAGCTAATGTCATTGGTGACGGTGTTGCACTTTGCTCCGCTAGTCATCCGTCTATTAGTGGTAACCAGAGCAATGTTTTGGCTGTCGCTGCGGACTTAAATGAAACTTCGTTAGAGCAGATGTTGATTGATATTGCAGGAACAACCGACGAGCGTGGTTTGAAAGTTGCAATTCGTGGTATGAAGCTAATTATTCCTAAAGAGCTTCAATTTACTGCGGAACGTGTACTTAATTCTACACTTAGACCGGGAAGTTCGGATAACGATGTTAATGCGGTTAAGTCTATGGGTATGTTGCCTGAAGGAGCGGTTGTAAACCACTTCCTCACAGATACTGATGGCTTCTTCATTAAAACGGATGCGCCAAACGGCTTTAAGCTGTTTCAACGCACACCTATCCGTACTGCAATGGAAGGCGACTTTGACACAGGAAACATGCGTTTCAAAGCACGGGAGCGTTATAGCTTCGGTGTCTCTGATTGGCGGTCTGTGTTTGGTACTGCTGGAGCTGCTTAATACTTTTAAAGTATTAAATCGAAGGGGGCCTTGTGCCCCCTTTCTTTTTTGTGTACCCTCAAGTTTATCTAGGATTTATTAGTTATAACGACTGCCCTAGCAGACACTTATTATGACGTTATAACGAAACCTTTAATAAGAAGGATAATGAAATGGCTAATTCAACTTTTAATGGTCCGGTCAGATCAGAAAATGGTTTTAAAGTAATCTCAAAAAATGCAACTACCGGTGCTGTTACAGACACCGCCGTAATTGCTTCTACAGGAATTGTTACTGATAAATACATAAAGCATGTTGGTTTTGCCACAGGCGTAACAGTTAACTCAACCGCTGGCGATAGCCCTGCTATTGGCGAATTTACCCAACCAGCAAACACTATTATTACAGACATTAAAATTTTGTGTACCACTGCTCCTGTAATAGGGGAAGGGGACATTGGTTATGAAGTGGGGACTAGCAGCTCTGGCGCACAAATTGTTGCGGCTCAAACAGATGAAATTTTAGACGCTGGTACTACGGTTGTTTTAAACAATGTAACTGTGACCGCTTTGGTTTTACAAACGCAAGACGGTACCACTGCCCCAGCTTCTGTTCAGTTTACGGATACTGCAAGAACAATTTTTTGCAATATTACTAACACAGTAGATGCCACAACTGCGGGTGCTTTTACTTTTATAATTGAATACGTTCAAGTAGCGTAATGTAAACACGATTTGGGCGGTAAAAACCCGCCTAAATTGTAGGAGTTTTATATGTCAGATATTCAAGTAAAAACGTATACTAGCAATCTTTCCGCCGCTACAGCATCGCTTGCGGCTTTACAGACAACAACCGGCACCGCTGCGATGACGTTAACCTCTGCGGCTACCGCAGGAACTTTTCACACGACGGGTTTAGCTGCTAAAGTAACGCTAACTTCTGGTGGAAATATTTCAGGTGTAGCTATAACGGTTACCGGAACAGACATTGCAGGAAATGCTTTGACTGAAGATATTACCGGGCCAAACAACAATACAGTTACTGGAACAAAGTTTTTTAACACAGTTACTTCGGTTGCAGGAGACGGTTCTATTGGAACTAACACTTCAGTTGGAGTTGCCGCCGGAACCACTGGCGGACAAGCGGTTGTTTTTGCAGGAAGAGCAAGGTTAAAAGGGTTTCACTGTACTACAGGCGGAACAATAGGAGATTTAGCTTTTTACAACGAGTCACCTATAAGCGGAACAAATTTATTCTCTGTAAAAGTAGCTACAACTACGAAAGATTATATTGACCCTTATATTCCTGATGACGGAATATTATTTAAAAACGGCGTTTACTTAGATCTTCCAGCAGGAACATCTGCAAGTATAACTGCGTTCTATGCCTAGGGTTAAAGAAAAGCCTATTCGTAAAACCACTACGGGCAAAGGCGCTAATTACCGGCCTACTAAAAAAGGCGCGGGAATGACGGCTAAAGGGGTTAAAGCCCACCGCAAGGCTAACCCCGGCAGTAAATTGAAAACGGCGGTAACGGGAAAAGTTAAAGCGGGAAGCGCCGCAGCCAAAAGAAGAAAATCATATTGCGCTCGTTCTGCGGGACAAATGAAAAAATTTCCTAAAGCGGCTAAGAACCCCAACAGTCGTTTAAGGCAGGCTAGAAAACGTTGGAAATGTTAACGAGGTGTAAAAATGGACGATAAGGTAGGCATGAGAAAAAAATTAGCTATGGGAGAAAAAATCTCTTGTGGCAAAAGCCCCGTAAAACTAAATATGGGCGGAGAAGTAAAGCCTAAAATGTACAACTATGGCGGCTCTGTTAAGAAAAATAGTAAACGTCGTAGGAGTTAAAAATAAATTATGGCTACTTCAGGAAGCACTAATTTTGAGTTAGACGTTGCCGACTACATAGAAGAAGCGTTTGAACGCTGTGGTTTAGAGGTCAGAACAGGAAACGATTTAAAAACCGCCAACCGTTCTTTAAACCTAATGTTAGCTGAATGGGCTAACCGTGGTTTAAATCAATGGACTATTGAACAAACTACTATTGCTTTAGCTTCGGGTGTAGCCACATATCCTGCGGGAACCTTAACTATGACCGTAGGTGCCAGCGGAAGTTTTTCCGTCGCAGAAACAATTACCGGCGGGACCAGCGGAGCCACCACAGTAATCACCAATTTGACTAGTGCCACTTCTATAGCTATTACAATACCTACGGGAACCTTTACTAGCGGTGAAACTTTAACGGGTGGAACGAGCGGGGCTACTACCACACTATCTTCTGCGGTAAGTTTAGATAACGTTAAAGCGACCATAGACCTTTTGTCTGTAGTTCTTAGACGTAGCAGCACCGATTACTCTATAGACCGAGTAAGCCGAGACTCCTATTTAAACATACCTAATAAATCCACCACAGGTAGGCCTTCTCAGTTTTTTATAGACAGGCAAATAATCCCTAAAATAAATGTTTGGCCCACCCCGGATAACAGCACGGACACCCTTATTTTTAATCGTTTGGTTAGAATAGAAGATGCCGACAGCTTTACCGATAACTTAGACTTACCTTTTAGATTTTATCCTTGCTTGGCGGCAGGGTTAGCGTATTATTTATCTGTAAAAAGAGCGCCAGATAGGATAAGTGTTCTAAAAGCTTTGTATGAAGAAGAAATGGAACGGGCTATGACAGAAGACAGAGACAGAGCTTCTTTTCACGTTGCCCCTAGTTTAAGTTATTCGAGGGCTTAACTAATGTCTAAATTCGCTACAGGAAAAAATGCGTTAGGGATCTCAGACCGCTCCGGCTTTTCGTATCCATTGCATAAAATGAAAAAAGAGTGGAACGGTCTTTTGGTAGGGTATGACGAGTGGGAGGCTAAACACCCTCAACTAACACCCAGCAGAAAAGTTAACGATCCTCAAGCACTTAAAGACCCTAGACCAGATAAAGCCGAGGCCCTTGACGTTTACGTGTTAAAACCTATTCCTGAAATTACCAACTTTATCCCGGTTATTTCTTACGGTAAAGTAGGAGCAGTTACGGTGACCACAACATGAGCTTTACTTATAGCGGACTAAAAACCGCAATTCAAGATTACACAGAAAACTCTGAAACTTCTTTTGTAACGCATTTAAACGATTTTATTAAGCTTACGGAAGAACGCATTTTAAAAAACGTACAATTAGATATATTTAAAAAGAATGTTTCGGGAACTTTTACGTCGTCTAACCAATTTTTAGCTGCGCCAAGTGATTTTTTAGCCCCTTTTTCTCTTTCTGCAACAAGCGGAACTAACAAGATTTTTTTAGACTTTAAAGACGTTTCTTTTCTTCAAACAGTCAACCCAAACAGCAGTAGCACCGGAACACCTAAGTATTACGGTATTTTTGACGTAGACAACTTTGTTATTGCACCTACACCGGATTCCGGTTATGCCGCAGAAATGCACTATTTTTACCGGCCAAACAGCTTGACGGTTGCAGGAGACTCAGGAACGACTTGGTTAAGCGAAAACGCATCGGTGGCATTATTATACGGATGCTTAGTAGAAGCGTACACTTACATGAAAGGTGAGCCAGATTTAATGGCAGAATACAATAAAAGATTTGGCGAAGCCATGGTAGGATTAAAAATGTTTGGAGAGGCTAAAGAAACCCAAGACCTTTACAGGACGGGTCAAGTAATTAGGCAAAGACAATGACACAAGCTTTGAGTATGGAATTACCACCAACATTTAAGGTAGACGTGCAAACTACCGATAACCGGGGTTTTACCCCGGAAGAAGTTGCTGAACGTTGTGCAAACAGAATAGTAGCGGTTTCAGATAACGCAGAACCTATGGTACGCGCACAAGCTCATGCTTTTAAAGAAGAAATACAGAAAACAGTGGCTTTTTACATGAGAGAAGCTATAAAAAGTGATAGAACAACAGTTTACAATGCTTTAATAGATGCCGCCCAACCCGAATTAGCGGAATTGATAAGGAGACTTTAGATGGCTTTTGACGGAAATTTTATGTG